TTCCGTTGGAATCGTATACCCTCCAGATGGTTGTGCCGCTGGTGACCTCTTCGAAGTTCTCGTAACTACTCAGGAAGACCTTGTAGACCGTTTCGCCGTCTGGGTGGACGATCAGGCCCAAGAGATATTGGACCGGCACCGAATGGACGTTTGGAAAGAGAGGCTCACGCCTCAGCCATCGCTGGAAGACGGCGAAACGGTCTACAAGGTCTTCCTGAGTAGTTACGAGAACTTCGAAGAGGTCACCAGCGGCACAACCATCTGGAGGGTATACGATTCCAACGGAACGATGCAGGGCACGGCTGATTATACCGCAAACTATGTCCGGGGCATTATCACATTCTCAGCTGACCAGGAGGGGAGCACGCGGTATCTGGACGCTCGGAGCTACGACCTGGACGGGGCCGCCGCGGATGCATGGCGCGAACGCGCTGCGCTGGTATCGAGCCGGTATGACATCAGGGCCGGCCAGAACCAGATGAGCCGTTCGCAATGGTTCAAACATTGCCAGGCTATGGCGCAGTTCTATGCGGCCGGGGCGCGACCGGTGGTTGTCCAGATGGTTAGGAGCGACCTGGCATGACACTGACCGACGCCGAGTTGACACAGGCGCGACTAGACGCCGAAGAGCTCTTGCCCAGCACCTGTACAATTCAGGTGCGTAATACGTCGCCGGACGGTCAGGGCGGGGTAACAGAATCTTGGAGTGATACCGACGGTGTGCCTTGTCGTTTGGATTCGATGAACGTGGCGGGCAAGAGTTCGGCCAGTGGCGACAAGTTCACGATCCACGATGTATGGACGCTTTATGTCCACTGGGACAGGAGTATAGCACCTGGCAATCGCGTGGTATTCGACTCGGACACTTATGAGGTGCTCTCTGTTCAGGATGATGATGACTGGCGGCTGTTGCGGAGGGCGACGCTCCAGAGGGTGAACGCATGACAGTTAGCATTGAGTTAGACGTTTCGGGAATCAATCGGCTTCTGGGCGTTATCTCTAAACGCGGTGATGACATTGTAGAGGTAGCGGCCAGGCGAATCGAGAAGAGGGCCAAGCTCAGCATGAAGGGCGGCGGCGATCCTCATCAGCCGAGCGCGCCAGGCGAACCGCCTCATAGAGATACGGGCGCGCTAGCGGCTAGTATACATGTGGAGAAGCCCAAACCGATGGTCAGAGACATCATGGACGGGGTGGAGTATGGGATTCACCTGGAATTCGGCACAGAACGCATGGCAGCGCGTCCGTGGCTGACACCGGCGGTTGAGGCGGAGCGCGAGCCATTAGAAAAGGCTTGGAAGGAGCTTTGCAGGTGAACGCGGTCAAGGCGGCACTTTACGATAAACTGACGGGCGGTACAGCACTCATGGCTAAGTTGGCGGGCACGGCCAGCGTCTATGATGGTGTAGTCCCGCGCGGGGCCGCGCTTGATTATGTCATATTTGCTCCCACCGGCGGTGGTGATGAGAACATAACCAAGACGCGGTTCAAGAATCTCGTTTGGAGTGTTAAGGGGGTATCCGATGATAGTGCACAGAAGGCGGGTGAGATCGATGCGGAAATAGACGCGCTGCTACATGGGGGCAACATATCGGTAACGGGTTGGGGTGTGTTTTGGTGTATGAGAGAGGCTGATTTCGAGTACGTCGAAACCACGCTAGAGGGCCGCAACGTCTGGCACGTAGGCGGCACGTATCGTATCAGAATGTATCAAACGTAGGGAGGTTCGAATGTCAACAGGATTCACAGGTAAGGCAGCGTACATCAAGTTCGGCAGCACGGAGCTAGATGCTTACTATCGCTCGGCGGGCTGGAGCGAGGAAATCGATCTGGTAGAAGAGACTGCTGGGAGTGATGCCAACAAAAAGTATCTGACGGCGGTGCTCGACGGCACCTCTGATTTGGAGCTTATCATGCCCAGTGGCACGGCGGGCACGGCGGTTTGGGCGGCGGTCAAACCAGGTACCGAGGGGACGCTGGAGATCGGGCCCGAGGGCACAGCGGCTGGCAAGGCAAAACACACCGTCAACGCCATCGTGAAAAGCCGTGGGAAGCCGCTTACGTACAACGACATCACAACCTTTTCAGTCTCATTCCAGTTCTCTGGGGCCGTGACCGACAGCACGTATGCGTAAGCAGAGTAAAAAGGAGAGAGTACATTGGAGATCACGCTAACTACTGGCAAAAAGGTCGTGTTGCGCGACCGGTATCCGACTAGAGAGTTCGACGACCTTCGCAAGAAGCTGGGTAGTATGGGCGCGGATGTGCCCTGGCCCAAACGTGCTGCGCTACTGCGGCGCTTCGTGGAGGCCTGGGACTTCGAGGGAGACCCACAAGAGCCAGAGGCATGGGGCGACCTTGATCTGTTCACAGAATTCACGGCGATCGAGTTGGCTGTCGCTGAACTGATTCAGAAGCAGGTTGAGACCGCAAAAAACTGGGGACGCGGGTCTACCACGCAGTAAGGCGCGGTGACCCGCTGGACGTAGAGGCCGCGGAGATTCTGCTTGCAGAGCGTATGCATTGGACGTTGGATTATATCCGTTCACTGGACTATGCGGATTTTCTGCGAGTGAATGAGGCCATAAATGCGCTGGATACCGCGATGGCGCATGAGCGGCAACGGGCACGGGAGCGAGGCAAATAGTGGCCACACAAATAGCGAGCCTGTACGCGCGAATCGGGGCCGACCTCTCTGGACTAGAGCGGGGCCTGGCATCGGCGCGGAGCAAGCTCCAAAGCGCTGGCAAAACAATCAGTGGCATCGGTCGGGGTCTGACCGTGGGTCTGACCGCGCCTATTATAGCACTGGGCACCAAGACCGCGATGGTCGCCGCCGACTTCGAGTCGCAGATGAACGTGCTGGCTATCGCTGCGCGTTCGGCTGGCACGGGCCTGGACACCCTCCAGGAGGCTGCGATCCGCGTTGGTGGCGACACAGAGCTTGTCGGGATCAACGCGGCGGAAGCCGCCGAGGCCATGACAGAGTTCTATAAGGCGGGCCTGACCACAACTGATATATTCGGCGACCTCAACAGCTATATGTCCGAGGGGGCCTCCCTCTCTGGTGCTCTCCGGTCCGCGATTGACCTCCAGGCTGCGTCCGAGTTGAATCTAGCCGAAGCCTCTGATGTGGTCAGTATCGCCATGGCCACGTTCGGGATAAGCGCGGACGGCGCGACTGGTATCGCTGATAACTTCGTACGGGCTGCCGATGCTTCTAAAGCGTCAGTTGGGGGGTTGGCGGACGCTATGAAGAACGTTGGGCCGACCGCCAATGCATTCGGCTGGTCAATGGAGGACGTCAACACTGGCTTGGCACTCCTGTCGCAAAAGGGTATTGAGGGCGCTGAGGCTGGTACGGCACTCAAGAGCATGATGACTAACTTGATGCGACCGACCGACGCGGTGACAGAGGCTCTCCAAGCCCTGAATGTTTCACTTTTTGACCAGGACGATAAACTAAAGAGCCTTCCTCAAATCATCGGCGAGCTTGGCGGCGCGTTCGACGGCTTAACTGACAAGCAGCGTCTCCAGTACATCCAGACTCTAGCCTGTACTTATGGCATGAAGGCAATGAACACTCTCCTTGATGGAGGTGTTGAGGGCTGGCAGGCTATGGAGTCTGCCATCGCCAGCGCGGCCAGCGCACAGGATATTGGGAAGGAAAAGAACAAAGGCTTGGCAGCGGCGCTCGAGATTCTTGCGGGCGTGACAGAGACATTCATGATTAACGCCGGATTGCCGCTGATTAAAGACTTCTTTGAACCCCTGATTAGAGAGAATCTTATCCCAGCGATGGAATGGGTATCACAGCTAGATACCAAGTTCCTGAAGTGGGGGTTAGCGATCGGGGCAGTGGCGGCGGCGGCGGGACCGATGATGCTGATCCTCGGGCCCCTCGTGGGCGCTATTGGGGCGCTTCTGTCTCCGATTGGACTGGTGATTGCGGGTGTAGCGGCGCTAGGGGCTATATTCGTCGAAAGTCAGGGAGGGATTCAGGGGACTATCGAAGCCCTGGCGGGGGTTTGGGAGTCGATTCAAACGTTTGCCGCCGGCGTTCTCGAAACTATGGAGCCTCTTACCACTGGACTGACAACTCTCTGGGAAGAGACCTGGCCTAAGATTCAGGGCCTTGTCCATACTGTCCTGGAAGACGTTGGACCGTTCATTATGGGAATAGCGTCTGAAGCCGCGACATTCTTCAGCGATCAATTCGCGGGCGTGGTCGTATGGTTCCAGGAGAACCTCCCACTAATTCAGGAGACTGTTGACACTGTTTTGGGTGCAATTCAAGTGGTGTGGG